GGCACGGAGGCCGCGGGTAGGGGCCACGGGGCCGCGGCGGGTGCCTAGGCACTGGGGTGTGGTGGGTCTGGCATGCACAGATCTGCGTATGGAATGCGCAGATGAGTGGTGGGTGCGGATCGGCTGGGGTGCGGCCGACCCGGGTGATGGTGTAGGCCGGCAGATCTGCTTCTCTTTTGAAGCAGATCAGTCGGCCTGGATGGTCAGGTGCGGGGGAAGTTGGTGATGATGAGCTCGCCGCTCTTGCCTGCACGGCCAGCGCCTCCGACCGTGTAGCGGATCTCGGTCGAATCGATCTGCAGGCCTTCGAAGGCGCGGCGCATCTGCGGGATGTCGTTGACGCTGATGATCATCTTGCCCTGGATGGTGCGGGCCAGCTCTGCCATGCGGTCGTATTGCTCCAGGCCGAACTCGACGTCGTAGCCCTCGGTGCCCCAATAGGGCGGGTCGCAATAGAACAGGGTGTGCGGCCTGTCATAGCGGCGGATGCATTCATCCCATGGCAGGCATTCGATGGTGGCCTGGGCCAGGCGCAGGTGGGCCAGACTGAGATCCTCCTCGATGCGCAGGAGGTTCAGTTTCGGGGGCGACGTGGTTGCGGTACCGAAGGTGCGGCCCTCAATCTTGCCGCCGAACCCCTGCCGTTGCAGGTAGTAGAAGCGCGCGGCCCGCTGGATGTCGGTCACTGTCTCGGGGCGGGTGTTGTTGAGCCAGGCATACATCTGCCTGCTGACCAGCGCCCACTTGAACTGGCGAATGAATTCCTCCAGGTGATGCTGCACGACACGATAGAGGTTGACCAGGTCGCCGTTGATGTCGTTGAGTACTTCCGACTTGGCCGGCTCCTTGCGGAAGAACAGCGCGGCGCCGCCGGCGAAGGCCTCGACGTAACAGGTGTGCTCCGGAAACAGCGGCAGGATCTGCTTGGCCAGCCGGCTCTTTCCGCCAATCCATGGGACGATGGGGTTTGCTTTCATGTGTAACACGTTGCTCCATTCGTGGTAGCCTCGGCACGCCGTCGACGGTGGCGGTGCCTTGACCGAATGCAGCCTAGTCCTGCAGGAAGTGGCCGTGCCAGGTGCTCAAACACCTGGCGCGGTCGCACCGTCTTTTACTTCAGCGGCCTGTCTTTCGGCGCGTCGCCGCGCTGCTTGGCCAGGGTGTAGGGTCGGAAGCGCACGACCTCCTCGCCGAACCATTCGTTCAACTCCATGAAGCGCGCCTGCAGCGGCTGGATCTCGTTCGCCTCGAACACCATGGCTGCCTTCTCGGCGTCGCCGAACGGACTGTTCTGCCCGGGCATGATGCCCATGAGCTGCGGCGGCACGCGGTGCGCCGCCAGCTGGTCGTCGCGCGTGACGTTTTTGATGTTGAGAAATTCGTCCTTCGCCGCCACCTCGGACACCGGGATCAGCTGAATGCCGTCCTTCTTGCCATTTGGCGCATACATGAACAGGTTGCGGAAATTGCCCGGCCCCTTGGATTCTTTGAGCGCGGTGCGCAGCGCGTCGACGTCTTTCTGCTCTTGGGCCGCATCGGTCATGTACAGGATGAATCCGGCGTGGCTGCCGTTCTTGTAGTACCGCCGGCGGAACAGGGTGGCCGATTCGTTCAGCCATGCCGAATGCAGGGCCGGGATATAGTCAGGCAGGCCATAAATCTCCTGGTTGATGTCCGGCTCCATCAAGTGGAATATCTTGCCCTGCGGGAACGCGTGCTCCTGATTCCAGCCGTGCACGAACCAGTAGGTGTCCAGCTCTTTGCCGCGCCGGACGTACTTGGCCAGGGCGTGCTCGAACGGCAGCGCCATGCCGGAGCGGGCGTCGCGTCGCTCGATGTAGCCATTGCCGAAAATCAGGAAATCGAACACCCAGCGGGCGAATGTCGTGCGCGGCAGCAGCGGGTGCGGCTCGAATGTCGACACCAGGATATTGCGCTTCACGTTGATCGCGCTGGCATGGTGCACCGCCGACCGGTAGCTCCGCGCCAGGCCGTCCATGCTGATCGGCGGCTCATACCACTTGCCCGTCAACGTCGCTTCCAGATAGTCGAGGATCTCGTTTCGGTCGAGCACACCCTCCGGTTCACCGAATGAAAATGCCTCGACGCTTGGTTGCGCCGACTGCGCTGCCGGCGCCGTTTCCGCGGCGGCGGTCATATCGTTGCGTTGATGTGAGCGGCGTTGTTTCATGAGTACATCTCCATGATGTTCGTATTGCGAGTGGATGCGCCTTCCAGCGGCTCGTTGGACAGCGCGTGCATTGTTGCCCACGCCAGATCGGCGTGGCTTGTCTCTATGGAGCGGCCGGCCTCGAATGTCACTTGGCGGCCGCTCTGGGTCGTGGTTTTCTTGATGGCCATGAACGAGGCGGCCAGATCAGTCCATCCGGCATCGAATTCGAGGCGGCGTTTGCCGACGACGTCGAGCGCTTTCAGCACCAACCGAACCTTGACGTCAGGGCTATAGCTGAACGGCGTCGCGCCGGGGAAAAACTGCTTCACGAGCTGGAAGACGCCCTGGCCGATTCCGGTGACGTCGACGCCGATGTAGGTGACGTTGTAGATCTCGGTGAACTTCTTGATCCGGTCGGCCTGTTCCTGAAAATCCATGCCCTTGAACTGCACCCGGTCGAGTACCCGGAACTTTCCGCCAATAACCAGCGGCGGCGCCACCACCACCAGAGCCGCCGAGTCGCCCGTGTGCGAAGGGTCGTAGCCGATCCAGACCTCGCGCCAGCCGAACGGCCGCGGCGCCAGTGCCTTGAAATCATCCCAGACCACCCACGAGTCCACCATGCAGCGCTGCATCACCGCCAGCGGGAACACGCTCTGGCCGTCGTCGATGAACTGGCACATCAACAGGTTGGCGAATTCCTCCGGGCTGTAGTCCAGGCGCAGCTGGTCGATGTCGAAAAGATCGCAGCCGCCGGCCAGCGCATCCATCACCGTCACGATCTGCCGCCACTGGCCATCGGCGCAGAGCAGGCCCTTGGCCAGCGCCTGATGGCTGATATCGATCTGCACCCGCTCGTCCTTCGGCCGGCCCTTGTTGAACAAGTCGCCGGTCCAGAACGGGTAGGCCTCGTGGGTCATGCTCGACGGTGTCGAAAAATAGGTCAGGCGCCAGTGCTTGTGCATCGCCATCCCGGACGCGACCTTCCGGAACTCCTGGAATTTCGGGATCCAGAAATATTCGTCCATGTACAGATTGCCGTGGTAGCTCTGGGCCGTGCGCACGTTGGTGCCCAGGAAATAGAGCGTCGCCCCGTTGGGCAGAACCATGGGGTCGCCCGACAGCTCAACATCGGCGGCCTCGGCCGCGAACTGGCGGATGTACTGCTTGAACACGTGGGCCTGCGCCTTCGAGGCCGAGAGGAAAATTTGATTGCGGCCCGTCTCCAGCGCGTCGTCCAGGGCCTCGCGGGCAAAGTACCAGGTGGCGCCGATCTGCCGGCTCTTGAGCAGGTCGCGCACCCGGTGCTTCAGCCCAGCCTGGTGCCAGTCCTTCTGGTAGGCGAACAGCGAATCGATGAACGCCTCGTGCAGCCGCTGCTGCTGTTCCTCGCTGATGGCGTTGCGCGTCGGCGCTTTCTTCGGTCCCTTGTTTCGGTTCGCCACCTTCGGGTTCAGGTCGGCCTCGTTGCCGCCCTGGCTGTACTTTCGCACCCGCGCCGTGCGCTCGAGCTGGCGGCCGAGCAGGTCGATTTCCTTGTAGTCCGACCCGCTCTTGATCTCCTTCAAAACCAGCCGTATAAGTCGCGCTTCGATCGCGTCCTCGCAGCGGTCGATCGGCGAAGTCTCGTCCCACTTGTCGCGGCGCTTCCAGCTATGCACCGTGCTGGGCTTCTCGCCAATTTGCGCGGCAATCCAGGCGATCTTGTAGCCCTGCCAATAGAGCGAGCGCGCTCGCCGGCGCGGGTTCTGTGCGTCCTCAATTTCGGCAGTGGCTTGCATATCCATGCGCGGAGTCTGCCCACTGCCCAACCTCGCCCCTAGCCGCCCACGTTGTAGAACGCCGCCTCACATCCTCAAACGATTGCCGCACCTCGCGCGCGGCAAGACCATGCGCCTGTCATCCGCACAATCATCACGAGGGACAGGACATGTCGAAGAAAATCTCAAAGCCGTTCGTTGTTGCCACCGAAGGCGCCACCGTCGACGGACGCAACATCAGCCGTGAATGGCTGATTCAGATGGCCGCGACCTACGACCCCAAGGTCTACACCGCCGTCGCCAACATCGAGCATCTGCTGTCGCTGGCACCGGACGGCATGTTCAGCGCCCAGGGCCGTGTGCTGTCGCTCTCGACCCAGGAAGCCGAGATCCTCGGCGATAAGAAAATGCAGCTGCTCGCCACTGTCGAAGTCGACGAATCTGTCGCCGCCCTGCAGGCCGTTGGGAAGAAGGCATTCTCGTCGATGGAGGTCGCCGCAAACTTCATCGGCAAGGGCATCGCCTACCTGACGGGATTGGCATTCACCGATACGCCGGCCAGCCTGGGAACCGAGAGCATGAAATTCTCGGCCAACAAGCAAAGCGTTTATTCCTTCGGCGGCGATGGCATCACCATCGAGTTCGAGGACGTCAAGGAAACCACTGGCCAGTCCCTCTTCGCCAAGATCATGGGCTTGCTAAATGGCAAGGACAAAAAGGACGAAGACCGCTTTGCCGACACCGGCAAGGCCGTCGAAGCCGTGGCCGAATCCCAGCGCAAAGTGCTCGACGATTTCTCCGCCCTGCAGGCCGATATCAAGCGCCTGGGCGACCAGGTCAAGGCCGCCGAAACCGCCGCAGCCGAAGGCCGCGCCGCATTCGTCGCGCTGAAGGTCGAGCTCGACAAGGACCCCAAGGACAAGCCCCGCCCCTCTGCATCAGGCGGCGACGGCTCCGCGGTCACAAACTGCTAACAGAGCCCGCAGCGCACGCACACAGAACCCAGGACAACCACGGAGCTAAATCATGCAAAACGAAACCCGCAAGGCCTTTGACGCTTACTCTGACCATATCGCCAAGCTCAACGGCGTGGGCGATGCCGGCAAGAAGTTCGCCGTCAATCCCAGCGTCGAACAGACCATGGAGACGGTGGTGCAGGAGAGCAGCGGATTCCTGCAAGTGGTCAACTCCTACGGCGTCGATCAGCAGTCCGGCGAAAAAATCGGCCTCTCCATCGCCAGCACCATCGCCGGCCGCACCGACACCACGCTTAACGACCGCGTGCCGACCGACCCGAGCGACATGAATGGCCTGCAGTACGACTGCAAGCAGACCAACTTCGACACCGCCTTGCGCTACGCCAAGCTGGACGCCTGGGCCAAGTTCCCCGACTTCCAGATCCGCATGCGCAATGCCGTCGCCCAGCAGATCGGCCGCGACCGCCTCATGATCGGCTGGAACGGTACCTCGGCCGCCGTGGCGACCGACCGCGTCGCCAACCCGCTGCTGCAGGACGTCAATATCGGCTGGCTGAAGAAGCTGCAGACCAACGCGGCGGCCCGCTACATGACCCAGGGCGCCGTCGCCAACGAGATCCGCGTTGGCGCTGGCGGCGACTATGCCAACATGGACGAACTGGTCTACGACATGCGCTCCAACCTGCTGGCCCCCTGGTTCGCGCGCGACAACGGCTTCGTCGTCTGCTGCACCGCAGACCTGCTGGACGAGAAGTATTTCCCCATCGTCAAGCAGCACGGCGGCACTCCCACCGAAGTCAACGCGCTCGACCAGATGCTGAGCGCCAAGAAGCTCGGCGGCCTGCGCCCGGCCGAGATCCCGTTCTTCCCCGGCCGCACGCTGTTCATCACCATGCTGGGCGCCGGCGGCGACTCCAATCTGTCGGTCTACTGGCAGAAGGGCTCGCGCCGCCGCCAGATCATCGACAACCCCAGGCGCGACCGCGTCGAGGACTTCCAGTCGGTGAACGAGGCCTACGAGATCGAGGACTACTCCGCAGCCTGCGCCGCCGTGAACATCAAGTTCCCGCTCGGTGCAGGCTGGGCCTGATCAGCCTGACCGGTAGACACAGCGCCCGCCTGGCTTGACCAGGCGGGCGAGTAGCCACTAGAACGAGACCGACCATGCCAATCAGCCCAGCAAAAAACCACTTCCAGCGCGCCCAGGCAGCGCAGCGTCAGAGCATCGACGCCCCCGTGCGTGCCGATGCCACCGCATACGAGCTGATGCTCGCCAAGCTGGCCGCAGACCGCCGCCGCCTGCACGACATCCAGTCGATCGAGCGCCGCGCCGAGGTCAAGCGCGAGCTCCTGCCGGACTACGCTGCCTGGGTGGATGGCGCGCTCGACGGCGACCATGGCGTCCAGGACGACGTGCTCATGACCATCATGGTCTGGCGCATCGACGTCGGCGACCTGGCAGGTGCGCTGCAGATCGCGGCCTACGCCATCAAGCACAAGCTGGCCATGCCCGACCAGTACAAGCGCTCCGCCGGCTGCCTGATCGCTGAAGAGTTTGCCGACTACGCCCTTCGGCTCGACGCCATCGCACCCGATATCACCGAACAGTTGCAGGCCGCCGACGAATTGACGGTCAATGAGGACATGCCAGACCAGGTGCGCGCCAAGTTGCTCAAGGCCGTCGGCTATGGACTGGCACAATCCGGTGACACCGGACATCTGCCGAGCGCGCTCGACCACCTCAAGCGCGCCCTCGGTCTGCACGACAAGGTCGGCGTCAAAAAGGACATCGAGCGCATTGAGCGCGAGATCAAGAACTCCGCCTCCGCCTGACGGGCGGCGGCAGACAACGAGCGGACCCCGCACCTGGGCGGCTCTGGGGCAAATCCGGTTCTCCTTTCCGGTGCAGCCCCAGACCACCGCCCAACTACCAAGGACGGCGACGTGACAGACATCTACGACCGCGCGACGATTGCCGAAGAAAACGCGCGCAGCGACGCCCTCGACAAGCAGCGCCGTCGCGCCGGCCTCGACGGCAAAACCTCAGACGACTCCGCCACGGTGTGCAGCGAGTGCGAAGAGCCCATCCCGGACGCGCGCCGTCAGGCCGTGCCGGGCGTGCAGACTTGCATCGATTGCCAGAGCGCACTTGAGGCCATGGCATGAGCTTCGTCGTCGCCGCGCCCGCAGCCGATCCCGTCGAAGCGCCCATCAGCAGCAGCGCTTTCTGGCCCGCCATCGACCCGGTCAAACTGCGCGCCAGCCAGCGCATCGACAGTTCGATCACGCCGGATCGCCTGCGCGCCGCGCTCATCGAAGCCATTGCCTCGGTGAATGGTGAGCTGGAGACCTGGAGGCAAACCCAGATCGCCGCCACCTACGCCACGCTGGCCGCCGTGCCCGCCGAGCAGATCGACAACATATCCATCCTGCTGCACCGCTACGAGCGCGCCGTCGGCTGCTTCGCCAAAGCCGACGTTACCGAGCACATGCGCGACTACGACACCACCAACGAAGGGCACAGTCAGGCGGCCGCACTTAACCCGGTCATCGATGAGCTGCGCCGCGATGCGCGCTGGGCGATCAGCGCCATCCTCGGCATCGGCCGCAGCACGGTGGAGCTGATATGAAGGTCGCCGCGCACCAGGGCGACACCGTCGACCTGATCTGCCACCGGCATCTGCGCCGCACCGACATCGTGGTCGGTGTACTTGAGGCCAACCCCGGACTCGCCGCGCTCGGCGCCGTGTTGCCGATGGGCACCGAGGTGGTGCTGCCCGATCGCTCGCCGCTCGCCGCGACAAAAACACTTGTGCAACTCTGGGACTGAACCATGGCCGACCCCACCCTCCAAGGCACGCTGATCGCCACCGCCGCCGCGCTGTCCGTGATACCCGGCCTCGATGCCGCCATGGTGCTCGGCGCCTTCGCGGGCAGCGTCGTCTTCGTGCTGGCCGACGAAGACATTTCCACGCCCAAAAAGCTCGGCTACCTAATCGTCGCCTTCATCGCGGGCCTGCTGCTGGCAGGATTCGTCTCGTCCTTGCTGACGGCAGTGCTCGCCAAATTCGTATCCGTCGACCTCGCCATCAACCAGGGCGTCGGCGCGCTGCTCGCCTCCACGCTCACGGTCAAGAACCTGCGCTGGCTGCTGGCGCGCGACATCGGCCAGCTCGTCAACATCTTCCGGGGGAAGACTCCATGACCATCCTGCTCAGCATGAAGATTCTGCTGTGCGCGGCCATCGTCCTGCGGGTTCTGCTGTACCGCAGGGGCGAGGCCGTGCATCGCCCTATAGCGTCCGGCATTGCCTACCTGCTCATCCTCGCAGCCGCCTGGATGGCGATCGACGCAGCCTACGCACTGGCCGGCGTCCGCCAGCCAGGCGGCGACACCAACCTCGCCGAACTCTTCATCCTCACCCTCCTGCTGGCCGCGCTGATCGCCAGCCGCGGCAACGTCGTCGCCCTGTTCTGGACAGGCGACGCGGGACGGCTTTACCGATTCATCACCAGGAGTAGAAACCATGCGGATTAAACTCGTGAAGGGCGACACCGGGGCAGACGTGCGCGAGCTGCAGGCGCGCCTCATCAGCGCCGGCTACAGCGTCGAGCGCGATGGCTGGTATGGCGACAACACCGAAGCCGCCGTGCGCGAATTCCAGCGCCGCGTCGGCCTGGTGGCAGACGGCATCGCCGGCCCCAAGACCCTGGCCTCCTTGCGTGTTGGCAAGTCGCATCCCTGGATGCTTGGACAGACCGACATCGCCGCCGCTGCAGAAATGCTGGGCGTGCAGGTGGCAGCCCTTATGGCGGTCAACGAAGTCGAGAGCCGGGGCGAAGGCTTCTTGAACAGCAATCCCATCGTCCTGTTCGAACGCCACGTCATGCACAAGCGCCTGGCCGAGGCCGGCAAGGATGCAGACGCGCTTGCCGCGCGCTACCCAGACCTGGTCAACCCCAAGCGCGGCGGCTATCGTGGCGGCGCCCAGGAGTGGTACCGGCTCAACCTCGCCCGCCAGATCGACCAGGACACCGCCAACGGATCAGCCTCCTGGGGCGCGTTCCAGATCATGGGCTACCACTGGCGGGCCCTTGGCTACGACAGCATCGGCGACTTCGTGTCCGCCATGTCGCGCAACGAGGCCGCCCAGCTCGACGCCTTCGTGCGCTTCATCCTGGCCAACGATAGCCTGCACAAGGCGCTCAAGGCCCGCAAATGGGCGGACTTCGCCAAGGGCTACAACGGCCCCGCCTACAAGGAAAACCTGTACGACACCAAGCTGCAGCGCGCCTACGAGCGCCACGCCGCGGCGGGCCTGGCGCAGGCGGCATGAACAGCCAGCGCGGCACCATCCTGGTCTACGGCCTGATCGCGCTCGCCATCCTCGGCGTGCTGTCCGGCATCGCCTGGAAAATCTACAGCGCAGGCCAGACCGCTAAACAAGTCGAGTGGGGTAAGGCGGCCGCGCAACAGACCAGGAAGGAAACCGCGCAGTCAACTCACGCAGCCACGCAACTGGAGGCCAAAAATGCCGAATCCAAGGTCGTTTATAAAACCATCACGCGCACGGTGGACAAGTACATTGATCGTCCCGTGTATCGCACTGAGTGCTTCGATGCTGACGGCCTGCGCGACGCCAACGCCGCCCTCAACGGACAGGCAGCCGCTCCCCCCAAGCCTGACTACAGCATGCCCCGACCTGACCCCGCTGGACGACGCCCAGGGTGGCTCGGTGCTGCGCAAATTGATTGAGACGAGCGAGATGTACTACGAGTGCCGGCGCCGCCACCGCGCCCTGGCGGATGCCGTGAAGTGAAAAAGGCCAAGGTGATGATCAAACGCACAATTTCCATCCTTCTGCTGGTCTGGCTTGCGCCAGCCTTCGCCGGCCCGCTGGACGAAACTCGCTATTGCGGCGAGCCGAAGCGAACGGCTGACGGCTCGATCCTGCGCCGTTCCGACGTGCTACGCGAATTCAAGAAGCTGCACCCTTGCCCGGCAACAGGATTCAAGACCGGCGCCTGCCCAAGGTGGAACATAGATCACGTCATTCCGCTTGCCTGCAGCGGCTGCGATGCCGTCAGCAACTTGCAGTGGCTGCCTGTCGAGATCAAGCGATGCGCCGGCGACAAATGCAAGGACCGGTGGGAACGCAAAATCTATTGCATGGGTGACCGGTGAAAAAAGCCGAAGAACTGCGCGCCCACCTCACCGCGCACGTCCCCTATCTCAAAAAAGAGCCGCAGAACCTGCTCGTCGTCATCGAGCGCGGCAGCGTCGGTTGCCGTCTCGGCGGCGGCCTGTCGTTCGACTACCGCTACGACATCAACCTCGTGGTGCTGGATTTCAGCGCGCATGCCGACACGCTGATCGTGCCGCTGCTGGCGTGGATCGCCGTCAACGAACCGTCGCTGATGCAGGCACCGGGCATGATCGAGCAGGTGGTGCGCTTCGAGGCCGAGATCATCGACAACGACCGCGCCGACATCAGCCTCACCATCCCCGTCAGCGAGCGCGTGATCGTCACGCCGGACGGCACCGGCTACATCGCCACCCATGCCGGCGAACCGCCGCTCGAAGACCTTGGCGGCACGAACCCCTGGCAAATATTCCTCAACGGCGAAATCGTCACGTCATGAACGAACTGGCCCCGCTCGATGCTTGGTGCGCCGGCCTGCTGCAAAGCCTGCAGCCGGCACAGCGGCGCGCCCTGGCGCGCGAGATGGCCCGCCGCCTGCGCGAGAGCCAGGCCAAGCGCATCGCCGCGCAGCTCAACCCGGACGGCAGCGCCTTCGAGCCTCGCAAGACCCAGGCGCGCGGCAAGCGCGGCGCGATCCGCAAGAAGATGTTCTCGAAGATGCGCACCACCAAGTGGATGAAGATGGAATCCGCGCCGGACAGCGCAGTCGTCACCTTCGCTTCGAGTGTTCAGGCCATGGCCAAGGTGCACCAGTTCGGCCTGCGCGATCGCGTCAACAAACGGCGCGGCAGCGGTGGCCCCGAGGTCGTCTACCCGGAACGCCAGCTGCTGGGCTTTACCCGGCACGACGTGGACATGGTCGGCAACCTGACGCTCGACCACCTGGCGAAAGGCGCGTCGTGATGCTGTATGGAAGCCGCATACAACCCCGCGCCCGCGCCGTCGCGCGCGCGTTGGCTTAACGTGCCGCCATGGACATCCAAACCCAACTCGCAGATCTCGCGCGCCGTGTTGCCAACATGATTCGCACCGGCCGCGTCGCCGAAGTCGATCATGCCGGCCCGCGCGTGCGCGTGCAAAGCGGCGAGCTGCTCACCGAGTGGCTGCCCTGGCAAACCCATCGCGCCGGCAACACGCGAACCTGGAACCCGCCGACCGTCGGCGAGCAGGTGATGGTCCTCTCGCCCTCCGGCGAGCCCGCCGCCGGCATGGTCATCCCCGCCCTGTATTGCCAGGACCATCCCGCCCCGGATAACAGCCCGGACACGCATGTGACCGAGTACCCGGACGGCGCCCGCATCAGCTATAACCACGCCACCGGCGCGCTGGCGGCAAGCGGCATCCAGACCGGCGCCATTCAAGCGGTGGTGTCGGTGACGCTCGACACGCCGCTGACGCACTGCACCGGCAAGCTCACGGTCGACGATCTGCTGACCTACGGCAACGGCATCGCCGGCACCGCCGGCATCAATAACAACATCATCAACGGCCAGCTCACGCACGTCGGGGGCGACCTCAGCAGCAACGGCATCGTGCTGCACACCCACACCCACCCGGGTGACTCCGGCGGCACGACAGGAGGCCCGCAATGAGCGGCATGAACGCCATCACCGGCCGCGCCCTCGACGGCGTGGACCACATCCGCCAGTCGATCAAGGACATTCTCACCACGCGTATCGGCAGCCGCGTCATGCGCCGCGACTACGGCTCGCTGCTGCCGGAGCTGATCGACCACCCCGCCAATCCGGCCAACCTGCTGCGCCTGCAGGCCGCCAGCATCATGGCCATCCTGCGCTGGGAGCCGCGCGTACGCATCACACGCACGGCCTTCCAGATCGGCATGGATGGCGCCGCGACGCTGGATCTTGAAGGCGAGCGCCGCGACGGCCAGCGTGCCGGGCAGCCCTTGAACCTTGCCGTGCGGGTGATTTGATGCCGACCGTCGATCTCTCCAGCCTGGCCGCGCCTGCAATCATTGAATCCCTGTCGTTCGAGGACATCCTGGCGAACGTCAAAACGGATTTCATCGAGCGCCACCCGGCCGCTGCCGATGTCATCGATCTCGAATCCGAACCCATCGTCAAGCTGCTGGAAGAAATCGCATATCGCGAGCTGATCCTGCGTGCACGCTACAACGACGAGGCGCAAGCCCTGCTGCTGGCATTCGCCACTGGAGCGGATCTCGACCATATCGGCGCGACGTATTACCGTGGCGAATCTCGCCTATTGATCGCGCCCGCAGATCCTGCTGCCATCCCGCCGGTCGAGGCGGTGTACGAAAGCGACAATGAATTTCGCTACCGACTCTCGCTCAAGCCGTCCAGCTACTCAGTCGCCGGACCGCGCGACGCCTTCAGGTTCCACGCACTCTCTGCGGACGGCCAGGTGAAGGACGCCAGCCCGACCACGCCGCATGGCGGTACCACCGAGGTGTTCATCCTATCGCGCAGCGGCGACGGCGCGCCGGCCCCGGCACTGCTCGGCACGGTGCTGTCCAAACTGAACGACGAGACGATCCGGCCGCTCTCCGAGGAAGTGCTGGTCACCCCGGCATCCATCGTCAACTATGCGATCGATATCCGGCTCACCATCTTTCCCGGGCCGTCCGACGAAGTCGTTCTCCAGACGGTTGACAACAATCTGGCCGAATTCGCCGCCGCGCATCACAGAATCGATGCTGACATCATCCACTCCGCCATCGATGCCGCAGCGCACATTGCCGGCGTCAAGAAAGTGGTGATCGTCAGCCCGCCAGTTGATGTTGTCTGCGACGCGAGCCAGGCCCCGTACTGCACCGGCATCACCGTCACCATCGCAGGGGTCGAGGCATGACGGGGCTACTGCCTAACAACGCCACCCAACTGGAACGCGCGGCCTCACTGACCTCAGCGCGCTTCAATCCGGCGCGCATCCTGCCGATGGTCTGGAATGCGGCCACCTGCCCGGCGGCATTGCTGCCGTGGCTGGCCTGGGCGCTTGCGGTGGACGAGTGGGATCATGGGTGGCCGATCGATAAGAAGCGCGCGGTCTGCGCCGCCGCCATCCCTGCGCACGAGGCAAAGGGGACGCCTCACGCGATCCGTATTTCGCTGGCTGCGCTCGGGCAGCCGGATGCCGACATCATCGAGCGCGCCGACAGCATCCGCCGCAACGGCGTCGCGCTGCGCAACGGTCTGCATCGCCGGCGCGGGCTGAGCGGATGGCCGACCTTCCGCGTCGTCCTCCACAGCCCGGTCACCGTCGACCAGGCCTACCAGATCAAACGCCTGCTCGGCGCCACCAAGCGCAACTGCGTCGAACTGCTCGCCATCGACTTCGCGCAAGCCGCCCTGCGCCGCAACGGCCTCTATACCCGCAACGGCGACTACACGCGCGGCACCGTCAACACACAAATCAACTGAGGACGCAACATGGCCGACTTAATCGAAACCACAGCAGCCGTCGACGTCGGCGGCAACTGGAGCGCCGGCATCTACCAGCTCGAACAGGCCGACCTGGTGCTCGGCGGCGCCGACGGCATCGACAACATGCAGGCCAAGCAGCTCCTGGCGCGGGTCAACTATCTGAAGGCGGAACTGGTCGGCCTCGGCGTCTCGGCCTTCATCCGCACGCTGCTCGACGATATCGACGCCGCAACCGCGCGCGCCACCCTGGGCGCCGTCACGCAAAACGACATCAACACGGCGATCGCCAACCTGGTCGCCTCGTCTCCAGCCGCGCTCGACACCCTCAACGAACTGGCGGCCGCCCTGGGCAACGATCCAAACTTCGCCGCTACCATCACCAACGCGCTGGCGCTCAAAGCCCCGCTGGCCAGCCCGCAGCTGACCGGCGCGCCCACCGCGCCCACGGCCGCACCTGGAGACAACAGCAACGTGCTGGCGACGACGGCATTTGTGATGGCGGCCACGCCTACTGTAAAAGACGCCGCCGCGCAAAAAAGCTACAACCTCGCCGTTTCCGGCGGCGCGCTCGTCCTCATCGAACAATAAGGAGATTTCAATGCATGGCATTCCACGAGTACTCCAGACGCGGGCAGATTTTGATCTCGCTGTTTCGCTCGCCAGATCCGGCGAGGCCGACCGGCGCGCCGTCGCTCAACACCTGCGCGGGCTGATTGAGGCGGCCTATCACTACGTCTACGACCGCGACCTTGCGCCCACCGAGCCGCCCGACGGTGCCGTGCCGGAATTCTACGTCGTGGACGCCACCGAGCAGGATCCTGTGCGCCGGCAGCTCGTGCGCGTCGTCGATCCGGCGGGCAGGCTGTTTGCGCTTGGCTTCACGCCGGCGGAAATTGAATCGCTCATCACTGAATTGGAGGCTTGATCATGGCCGCAGGAGACATCATTGCAGTCCCGGCCATGTCGGCCGGGTATTTCCAGGTGCAGGGTCGACTGGCCAAAAACAGCGGCGGCAATATACTGGACATACCGGCCGGCATGTTGAATATCGGCGGGAACGGATTTGGCTACGTGCTGAGTGCCGTAGCGGCATGGGATCCATACCAGGCCGCAAATAGAGATGACAGTTTTTCCGTCGTCACGCTCGGCGACGACATCTACGTCTACGCTGTTCAACAGGCGAGCGGCGTAGCCAAGCTGGTGGCCAGCAAAAACGCCACGGCGCCGACCGGCTACACCGCAGGCAATTCGCGCAAGATCGGCGGCTTCCACGTCGGCAGAACCCGGCCAACTGCCAATCGCTTCGATGCCGCCTTCCTGCCGGCCATCGGTATCGTTCCCAACAGCGTCTGGGATCTCGCCACCCGTCCAAAGGCGTCACCCGAGGGCATGGCCGAGTTCGCCCCTGGACGTTGGGGCAGCATTTACCTTCTATCGCCGATCGCCGGCGCGTGGCCCAGCGTGGTGTTCGGCAGTCGCTACAACGTATCGCCAGCGCGATCAACGGGCGGCTACAACGAGCTGGACCTGCACCGTGGCCTGCACGCCGCCGGGATGCGCGAGCCAACCTTCGAGGAGTGGTTGATGATGGCTGACGGCGCGCCTCAGGGGCTGGACGCCGGCAACGATACCGCGTGGACGGCCACGACCAACACCGGACCGTGCAACACCGGCTTCCTGCAAAAATCCGTCAGCTGCGCCAACTTCGTCGACACTGTCGGCAACCTGTGGGAGCGGCTGAACCACCACTTCGACATCGGCAATTCGACCAACACCTACGCATGGGACGCAACCGTGGTCAATACCGGTCAGGACTCAGCTCAAGCGCGCGGCCAGGTGAGTCACGTCGCCTGGCGCTACGCCCTCGCCGGCGGCCGTTGGCTGGACGGCGTCCGCTGTGGCGCTCGCACGCTCGATTTGGCTGCGGTTGCCTGGAGTGCGTATGGCGCTATCGGCGTGCGCGGCGTCAGTGATTCCCTATGAGCTTAGGGCTTGATTTGCCTGGCCACGGCAGTGGCCGGGCCGCCGACCTGCCGCGGCTGAAAGTGCTTGAGCTGTGCGAGCAGTTGATTGTCGAGGCGTTGCCTGTGCTCGATAAAATCCCGCGCTGCCATCGCTACCGCTACGGTGCGCGGCTGGAATCGGCGCTGTTTGCGCTGCCGGAACTGGTAGTGCAGGCGGCGAGCGCAGGCACCAAAACAAAGGTGTTTGCGCTGACGGATCACCTCGAAGCGACCAATGCGCTGCTGCGCATCGGCGCGGAGCGCAAGCTGATCAGCCCGCGATTCGTGGGCCATATCATGAGCGCGCCCACCGAAGCCGCGCCGCGTGGCGGCCTGTTACGGCAGGTTGGCGCAATGGCAGCGGCCTGGCGCAAATCGGTAAAAGGGCAGTAGTGCAGCAAGGGATAAGGCGGGTTTCGACGCGCGGCCAGGTGAATCACGTCGCCTGGCGCTACGCCATCGCCGGCGGCAATTGGCTGGACGGCGTCCGCTGTGGCGCTCGCACGCTCAATTTGAATGCGAATGCCTGGAATGCGAATGGCAATATCGGCGTGCGCGGCGTCAGTGATGCGATAGCAGCAGAGCAATACCCAGACGCCCGGGCGAAATCCCGGGCGCCATGCATCCCCTATGGATCAGCCGCCTCATCCCAGCCAGGCATCCGCCTGGCTGAATATCAAAAAACGCCGTGCAGTCGCGACACCAAGCCGCTGCACGGCAACCACCCTATATGAGCAAAAAACACGACCACCTCATCGAGCGGATCGCCGACTGGGACAACCTGCTGCTGGCCTACCAGAAGGCCCGCAGCGGCAAGCGAGACCGCGCCGAAGTCCAGGTGTTCGCCGGCGATCTGTGGTTGCACCTGGGGAATATCCAGCACCACCTACTGCACGGCACCTACCGCATGGGCACCTACCGCCGCTTTGTGGTGTATGAGCCGAAGCGCCGGGAAATCCTGGCGGCGCCTTTCGCGGATAGGGTAATGCAGCACGCTATCCTGAATGTACTGCAGCCGATCTGGGATGCCTGCATGATCGAGGACACCTATGCATGCCGCCCCGGCAAAGGCACACACGCCGGCGCGGACAGGTTGCAGCAGTGGCTGCGGGACATGACGGCCAACGATTGAATTAAGGGGCCGGCTGAAAGCCGGTCCCGCTTGAATGATTTGTTAGGGGTGGATATGGGAATAGCCGAACACAGGTTTGACAACGAGAAGCGCCGGCGGCCAGACCACCACGCGCGCCAAGCCATGCTGACG